TACGTCTACCTAATAAGGAGTTCCGTGTACTCGGAGATCTTAAAGCTGGCGGTTTAATCTTTCAAGAGAAGTGCAAACCTAACGGTAAGCGCGTAGTAGTTACAGAAGGAGAACTCGACGCCCTATCCTACAGAACCGTAGCGCCTAGCTGGCAAGTAGTAAGCGTACCTAACGGTGCCGCCGGTGCGGTTAAGGCCGTAAAGAGATCCTTAGAGTTCTTAGAGAGCTTCGAAGAGGGCGCTGTATTCATGTTCGACTCTGACGAGGCAGGCATGGCCGCCGCTAGAGAATGCGCCCAGCTAATGTCACCCAACAAGGCGAAGATCTGTGAGCTACCGCTAAAAGACGCGAATGAAATGCTAGTCAGTGGTCGTATAGCTGATCTTAAGAATGCTGTCTACAACGCTAGGCCATTTAGCCCCGAAGGTATCGTCCTCGGTTCTGATCTAACGATCAAAGAGCTACAGGAAGTCACCCCCAAGGGAAAGTCTATCCCATTCGCTCAGCTTAACGGAATGATACGCGGCTTACGTAAGCGCGAGTTAGTCATGGTTACGGCTGGAAGTGGTATCGGTAAGTCTACATTCACCCGAGAGATCGGCTATCACTTGACAGTAGAGCACGGCCAGAAGATAGGCTACGTAATGTTGGAGGAGAGTGTAGCTAAGACCGCGCAGGCTATGGTTGCTATCCATAATAACACCCCACTTGGGGATTTAATGGAAACTCCCGAGGTCCTAACAGACGAGCAGTGGCAAGATGGCTACGACTCTGTAGTCTCTAAGTCTGCTTTCTATGATTCGTTTGGATCGTCCGGTATCGATGTACTACTCTCGAAGATACGTTACCTAGCTGTAGGCCTCGATTGTGATTTTGTGATACTTGATCACGTCTCGATGGTTGTCAGTGATGGCGCGAAGGATGACGAGCGTAAGGCCCTTGATGAACTTATGACCAAGCTAAGATCCCTCGTAGAGAACACTGGTATCGGAGTGATCGCTGTGTCTCACATTAAACGTGGGTCCGGCGACAAGTCATACAACGAAGGCGCACAGATTAGCTTAACGTCTCTAAGAGGCTCAGCATCATTAGAGCAACTTAGTGATATCTGTATAGCACTCGAACGCGATCAGCAATCTGAAGACCAAGGCAACATAGCCCAGATACGCTTACTAAAAAACAGGCCATTCGGACAAGTCGGTCCAGCCGGTCACTTACGCTATGACGTTCCTAGTGGTCGCATGGTCCACCACGAGATCCAAGAACCACCACCACCGACACAGGGCTTCGATCCGTTTTCTGATGTCCCCTTTTAACAGTAACTACACAACTATCAACTAACTAACACCCCCGAGGAGCTACAAGAATGACCGAGATGACAGGATACCAAAGATACATAGCCATGAGCCGATACGCCCGATGGCTACCGGAGCAAGGCAGGAGAGAAACGTGGGAAGAGACAGTCGATAGATATATGGACAACGTGGTCGGGGACAAGGTGGATGAGGCAACTTATAACCTACTGGCTGAATCAATCAGAGACCTAAAAGTCATGCCCTCAATGAGAGCAATGATGACCGCTGGCGTCGCAATGGATCGAGATAATACCTGTGCCTATAACTGTTCATACCTACCCATCGAAGACCCTAAATGTTTTGACGAAGCTATGTTTATATTGCTGTGTGGTACTGGTGTTGGTTTCAGCGTCGAACGGCAATACATATCGAAGCTACCCGACATCCCCAAGCAAATGTTTGACAGTGAGACAACTATCGTCGTCAGAGATTCTAAGGAAGGATGGGCTAAGGCACTACGCCAGCTAATCAGCTTACTTTATGCTGGTGAAATTCCTAAGTGGGACATATCTAAGGTAAGACCGGCAGGCGCTAAGTTGAAGACGTTTGGTGGTCGTGCAAGTGGGCCTCAGCCCTTGGTTGACCTGTTTACGTTTACGTGTGAGACCTTCGTAGCGGCTAAAGGCTCCAAACTATCATCGATCCAGTGCCACGACTTGATGTGTAAGATTGGTGAGGTGGTTGTGTGTGGTGGCGTTAGACGCTCCGCTATGATCTCGCTATCTAACCTATCCGATGACCGTATGCGTCACGCTAAGTCTGGCCGTTGGTTCGACAATAACGCACAGAGAGCCTTAGCTAATAACTCAGTCTGCTACACAGAGAAGCCCGACATGGAGACATTTATCCGTGAGTGGTCAGCACTGGTAGAGTCTAAGTCTGGTGAGCGTGGGATCTTCAGTCGTCCAGCTTCTAAGGCACAGGCAGAGAAAACAGGTCGGCGTGATGCTGACCATGAGTTCGGGACAAACCCTTGCAGTGAAATCATCCTACGCCCGTACCAATTTTGTAACCTCACGGAAGTAGTAGCCCGACCCGACGATACATTCGAGACACTATCGGAGAAGGTTAGACTAGCTACCATTCTGGGTACTATTCAAAGTACCTACGTTAACTTTCCCTACCTTAGAGACATCTGGCACACCAACACCGCAGAGGAGCGGCTACTAGGTGTCAGCATGACAGGCATCATGGATAACAATCTGCTTACGTTTGCAGATGAGACTCCAGCAGTCCTAGAGGCTCTACAACGTGTCGCAATCTCTACTAATGTTATCTGGGCGGCGGAGTTAGAGATCCCTGTTAGCACCTCGATCACCGCAGTCAAGCCTTCGGGCACTGTGTCTCAGTTAGTCGATAGCGCCTCTGGTATCCACACTCGCCACTCCGATTACTACATTCGGACGGTGCGCGGTGATAACAAAGATCCGCTAACGATGTTCCTCAAGGATAGCGGAGTCCCTAACGAGCCGTGTGTCATGGGTGGACCTACTACTGTGTTCAGCTTCCCAACCAAGTCACCAGATGGCGCAGTAACACGAGACGATGTTGATGCTATTAAGCAGTTAGATATCTGGCTTATGTATCAGCGCAAGTGGTGTGAGCACAAACCGTCGGTAACTATCTCAGTCCGTGACGATGAGTGGATGAAGGTCGGGGCGTGGGTCTTTGAGCACTTCGATGAAGTATCAGGGGTCTCATTCCTACCGCACAGTGATCACAGCTATAAACAGGCTCCCTATCAGGAGTGCTCTAAGGAACAGTACGAGGCGGCGCTCAGCACAATGCCCCCGACTATTGACTGGACACGGCTTCCAGAGTTCGAGAAGGAAGACACAACAAAAGGCAGTCAAACATTAGCTTGCACCGCAGGCGTATGTGAGATCGTCGATATCTAAGAGACACGAGGGGCCTTCGGGCCTCTCAACCCTAACCAAAAAGAAACCGCCCAAAGGAGGGCCTTATGAACGTAGAAGTATTCGACTTAGAGACAGACGGCTTCGTAAAGGGCATGACTACAATATGGTCCTGCGGCATAGCCAACCCAGCAGACGGTATAGTAACAACATACACCGACTACGATGATAACTACCCTTCACTAGCTGAGGGTCTTGCAAGACTTAAAGCCGCTGATCGCGTAGTGGCACATAACCTGATCGGATTCGACTTCTGGGCGCTCCATAAGCTATACCCAGACGTTATCACCTTCGAGAAATGCTGGGACACTATGATCGTATGTCAGCTTCTCGACCCCGAGCGTCGATCTCACGCCATTAAGTCTTATGGTGCTGAGTACGGAGCGCCTAAGGGTGACTTCACTAACTTCATGATGGAGCCTGTAGAGAACGAGACACGAGCAGAGACATTCGTAAAGATGTTCGACTACATGGAACGCGACGTAGAGATTAACGTCCGTATCTATAACGACCTCCAGCTTAAGCTCAAGAAAGATCTGGTACACCATAAGATCGACTGGCGTCGTGCTATGGATCTAGAGTTCAAGACTAACTGGTGTCTATCCTTGCAAGGGTCTCACGGCTTCCGCTTGGACCTAGACAAGGCTAGAGACTTAGAGGGCGTACTGCGCGAAGAGTCCATCCTATTAGAGAGAGATATGCAGGATACTTTCCCTCCAGTGATCATACCCACTAAAGGTAACTGGGCGTACCAAGAGAACCGCTTCGCTAACGTAGAGACTACAGTCCCTAAGGTTAACAATAAGTCTACTGGTACTACCAAGGGCGTACCGTACACTAAGGTCACCATCCAGCAGTTTAACGCTGGCTCACGGCCTCAGATCGTACACCGCTTAACTTCTAAATACCCCCAATGGAAGCCTGCTAAGTTCACCCCAGCAGGTATGGTACAGATCGACGAGAGCGTACTGTCTAACCTTAAGGTCCCCGAAGCTAAGCACCTAAATCGCTACTTCCGTGTTACTAAGCAATTATCTCAGCTAGTAGACGGTAAGAACGGCTGGTTAAAGCTGGAACAGGACGGACGGGTACATGGACGTGTTAAGTCTATCGGCTGTCGTACCCACCGCATGTCGCACTTCTATCCAAACCTCGCGCAGGTCGATAAGAAAGACATACGTATGCGTGAGGTATGGAGAGCAGACCACGGGCATAAGTTAGTTGGTTGCGATGCCTCAGGACTAGAGCTACGCATGTTAGCCCACTACCTAGCTATCTGGGATGGTGGAGCTTATGGCGATACTGTGATCAAGGGCCGTAACGAAGATAAGACAGATGTACATAGTCGCACTCAGGCTATCGCTGGTCTCTATTCTCGTAATAGCGCGAAATCCCTAATCTATGCCTTTCTTTATGGCGCAGGTAATCAGAAGTTAGCCGAGGTATCAGCTATTGATGCTAAGGAAGCTGGCGAGAAGCCTATGGCAATCAACCACCAGAACGGTAAGAAGATACGCGACAAACTCATGCAGGGCATTATCGGCCTAGAGAACCTAATCGCAGTTAGTCAGGAGCGCGATAAGAGGCAGAAATGGCTTAAGGGACTTGATGGTCGAAAGATCGCTACTAACGGTCAGCACTCAGCATTAAACACCCTGTTACAGGGAGCCGGTGCAATCGTGATGAAGCAAGCATTAGTAGACTTTCACTTTGATGTGTTACCTAAGCTCGGACTGGTAGACAACAACCACATGCCAGTCGGCTGGAACTATGTCGCGAACGTCCACGATGAGGTCCAGATGACTGCTGAGCCAGCTATAGCTGATCAGTTAGGAGCCGCATTCAGTACCGCAATCAGACAAGCAGGCGTCTCACTCAGCCTACGTTGTCCACTAGATGGAGAACACATGGTAGGTGACTCATGGGCACAAACTCACTAAGGAGAACCGTATGGATATTGGAACAGTATCTAAGCTACTAAAATACACCAAGACGAAGACGGCGCTACTTGATGCCGATGTCATTAACTATGTCGCGGCCTCCAGTGCTCAGAGAGACTATGGGACCGAAGTATGGTCAGACATTAAAGGCGCTATAGCGGATGCTGAAGAGCAGATCTTTAAGGAGATGGAACAAGCAGGGTGCAATAAGGTCCTGCTT